TGTTACGCCTGTTTCAATTTGGTTAGGGTCGTGCATTAGATTCACATTGTTTTGATACCCTTTCTTAAAATACTTTTGCACAATCTTAACAATCGTGTCTTTAGAAAAAGCAACATAGTAGTCACCAAAATTAGCATCACTTCTAAAGATAGGAGTGTCAGCCAACATAGCGCAGCCACTAATAATATGCTTATCTTCACTAACAATTTGAAACTTCTGTTCATTTTTAAATGCATTCCAATTCTTTTGAATTGCAGGTCTATCTACTAATGAAACGAATTGCACCTCTGCATCATCATTCAAGTCATCTGATATTTCCAACATATATAAAGGTAATTCCATACTCATAAATATATTTATTTTAAATATTAACTAAATCGTGCTCTTTGTCTTATTGCTTCAACTCTTTGTTGATTATTTGTTACATCACTTTCAATCACATAAGCCTTTACTGCTTGATTGCCCATTTGGTTAATTGACTGTTGACTTATGTTTGTAGTTTGTGCTTGTGGTGTTTGTGGTGCCATAGGTGCAGCAGAAGCTAATGATGGTACGCTTGAAGTAACTGCTGATACTGATGCTGATTTTGAAGATAATAATCTTTTTGCATTTGCTATGTTTGCAGTTATTCTAACCATACCTGACAAAAATTGTGTTAATCCTGCACTACCAAATGTCCAAGAGTTTAATGGATTTTGTTCTGAGTTTTTAACCAATGCTGAAATAGCTTGTGCAGTATCTATACCAATTTGTGTTAATGCTAACCCTTTTGAAATTGCTTCATTCTCACCGGCTATTGCATTTAAATTTCCTAATATACCAACTATTGCATTTGCATTATCTATTTTATTTTTTGTTACTGCATCATCACTCTTTTTTAATGCAGCAGCTTCATCTTCATTTATTTTAACTCTAGCATCAGAATATTTTTTCCTTATTTCAGTTCTTTGAAATTCAGTTAAATCAAGATTTTCTAATTCTAGTGCTTGTTGCTCAATTAATAAATCTCTTTTTTGATTATATCTTTCTATATCAGCATTAAAATCATCATCCTTTTTTAATATTTCTTTATCAATTAATTCCATCTTAGACTGTAAATAAATCTGTCTAATACCTCTTTCTTCTTCTTGTTTTTTTAATAATGCTTCCTTATCTTTCTTATCTTGTTCTTCACTTTGCTCTTTATTAATTTTTGTTATCTCAGCATTTGCTTTATTACCTAATTCAATTATTAAAGCAGTTTTAGTTGAAGCCTTTAATTTTTCATTAGCATTAACCTGATTTATTTCTTGAATAAGTTGTGCATCTACTTCTGCTCTTTTTGCTTGATATTCATCTGTAATTCCTGCAATCTCAACCTCTGTCTTTAATTTTATTATTTTATCTTGCGCATCTAATTCAGCATCATCTTTTTCTTTTTGTAATTGTTTTGCCTTTTCGTTATTTTGTTTACTTATTTCAGCAGCTTTTTTACCTGCATCTTCATTTTGCTTTTTTTGTTTTAACTGAAAATCATTTTGTGCTGCAATACCATCTGCATTAATTTTATCAATTTCTTCTTTATCCTTTTGTCTAGCATCACTATTATTTGCACCAACTTCTTCATAATGTCTTTGTAAAGACCTTATCCTAGCTGCTCTTGCATTTTGTTCAATTTCAAAAATTTCTTTTTCACTCTTTCCTGCTAATTTTGCTTTTGAGAGATTTATTTTTTCTTGATTACCTAAAAAATCTTGTTCAGCTTTTAATCCTGCATCAGCATATTTTAATATACTTGCATTAAGTTCTCTTTGTGCTTCTGCAGCTCTTTCAGCAGAACTTTGGAAACTTTGAAATGCTGCTACTGCTTCACCCAATGCAATAATAAGTACACCAATACCTGTTGAAATAATAGCAGTTTTCATTACCTTGAATGAAGTAGATGTAACCTCTGCTGATATTCCTAACGCTTTTAAAGAAAATGCTGCAGCTTTATTAGCCATCTCATTTGCCTTTTGAAAAATTGTAGTAGATTTTATTACTGCACCTAATTGCTTAAATGAATCTATGCTTTCACCAACAGATTGCAAACCTTGTGAAATAGCCATTGCTGACTGAACCTTTAATAATGTTTTTTGAACATCTTCTGATTCAACACCAAATAATGCCATAGCACCTTGTACTGCTCCAAATCCACCTGCAACACCTGATAGCGAAGAAGTTAATGATTTAAACTTTGCATCAGGATTAAATGCTTCTGTTAATGCCTTAGCATCACCTATCGCATCCTTTAGTTCAGCAGCTTTTTTTGCTGCATTAATTGCTTGTATTGAAGTAGCACCAAACTTTTCAGCCAATGCATTTACTTCATTCTGTGCTTCTCTTAGTTGCTTTTTAAGTGAACCTACTGAAGTTGTAGCACCTGATGTGTCTACTGTTAGTTGTAAATTTAAATTCTCTGCCATTAGTACGTTGTTTCAATTACTTTTAATAAACTTATTTTGGTCGTATTGTATTCCATTGGGTTATAACCCATTACCTTATTCAATCTAAATAGCACACCATCTATCCAAATGTATTTACTGAAATCTAAATTAAATATATCTATTGTATTTAATAAAGCTGAACAGGTTAATAGCTTACTATTCTTATCTGTTATCTCTGCCATATATGTACTATGAAATACATTAAATAAATTGTTGCTAGTAAAGTTATCTGAACTATAAAATATTTCTTTAGGTGAACCAAAGTTAATATCATTCTGTGGATTTGAAGGGTCGTCTAAATGTCCTGCATAACCGTATGAAGTCAATGTAACTAATGTTGTTAATGAATTTTTAATAGACCAAGATGTTACTGATGGAATCTTCTTTACTTGCATTATCCTAATTATACTATCCATATTATCCTCTGCACTATTAGCATTAGATTTTTTATAAATAGCAGGATATACTTTATCAGTTCCAATAGCTTTATATAAAACTGATGGTGCAAATATTACATCAACAGTTTCTGTATTCTTACTAAAATCAAATGAACTATCATATAACCTGTCACCATAAGATTCCGAATATTTCTTTTTATAGTTTTCATTGTAAAAGTCGCTATCTTCTTTAAATTTATAATTGTAATATCTAGCATTTATTTCACTCATTGGTTTAATACTTAAAGGCTTTGACCTGTCTATTTTATTAGACCAATCATTTGCGTTGGAACTGCTAACATCATAAAAATCAATATAAGGTTTTATGATAATGTTATTCTCTTGGTACCTATCATCATATACATATAGATTAAACATTTTACAAATGCTTAAAAATAAGTCTCTTTGAAATATACCTTTAGGAATACAATCATTCATTAATAAACTATCCCCTATTGATAATGGTACAGGTATTAAAGAAACAGAATTAAAACTAACATCTCCATCATTTATTGTAACAGGATTGTCAGCTTTATTATCTGCTTCGTTGGCAAATCTAAATTGTATATAATCATTCTGTATCATTAGTATTTCAAAACTTCCACTAATAAAAAAGTCATCAGTAAAAAATTCACTATAAACAGTAACACCATTTTTAAGAATACTAAATGTTCCCATTGTTGAATTTCCGGTAAAATTATAATCAAACTTTAGATTAAATGATGCAGCACTTGTATATGTGAATTTAGAATTAGCACTTGATGGCACTAAACCTGAACCGGTAACTGTTGTAAATCTAACAAATGCAATATTTAATACTTCCTGTGGTGCAGTTAGTAAAGCATTGTTTAAGTCACTTGTAGTCTTAGTTAATTGCTTTTGATTATGTGGTATAACCAATCTTTTAAAATAATCTGTTTGAAAGAAATCACACTCATAAGTGTAATCTATATTAGCAAACATTTTATCTATATATTGTTTAATATATATTGCCGGTCTAAATGTAGTATATTGAAAGTCTATTTTATTTGTACTTACATTTCCGTAATCTATTAATGGATAATAATAACCTGCACCTCTTGCAGCATCCCAACTAGCAGTAATATTAGTTGTATTGTAAACGTGGTTATAAGCACTAAAATCTAAATCTTCTAATTTCTTATTACCTAGTGTAGTCATAAAACCACCTAACTCACCAAAGACGCTACATTGATATTCAATAGTTTCTTTATCTACAACTATTTCTAAAATCCTTAATGTGCCTTTAAATATTTGTACTCTGTCAATATATATAATACACTTAGCAGATTTACTTGCATTGAAATTATAATTTACATTTGGTTTAGTTTCATCAAATTCATTAGCATTACCAATATCAAATACAAAGCCAAATATTTGGTTATTCCTAGCCGTACCTGATAAAGATATTGTTTTACTAAATGATGTGTTCTTTGAACCAAAGTCTGTAATGTCATCTATTGTATAAGTAAACTCAGTACTTATATCCTGCAATAAATCCAACTTGCTATCTTCAATATATATTTCTGTACTAATCATTATCTAAATTGACTTGTTAAATATTTACCAATTTCAATATCTATTTCAAAGTTAAATAACTTATCACTTGTTTCTAATTTATATTCATAGTTACTGCTACTAATTGTTACAGGGAAATAAGCACCTTGTACTTCCATATATACAATAGTACTTGCAAATAACTGCGCTAACCATTCATAGTCCTGTTCACTTACCCAATCGGATATTAGATGGAACTTATCCTTATGCTGAATAGCATAGTTCAATGTCGTTTCATTGTACTTGTTATATGAATCAATGTTTGACATTGCATTGCCGGATAGCTGCCAATCGTTTCTTCTATATGAAGCCCTTTGTAATTCAGTTGACCTTTTATTAACCAATGCAAACTTCATTGTGTCCCAACCACCTAGCCTATTAAGGAAATGCAAATTGTATTGCCTGTATTTAGGATAGCATTTTTGTATAAACTGTAGCTTTCTAGATATTGCCACCCCTCGTTTTAAATAAACATTATACCCATAAGTATTTTCTGTTATCAATGTTCTACCGGCAAAAGTATTTATATGCCCTGCCTGACAGTTAAATAGATTCATTTCACCTGTGAATGTTATGCCACCACTTACTGTATCTATGACCGAACCTGCTTCGTTTATAACATCTACAAAAGCATTATATGTACCGGCAGTAATCTTAAAATATGTAGCATAGAAATTATCCCCATATTCAATAGTAATCTTTTCATTATCCCTTTCCGTTATCCAATCATCTGTAAAGTTTTCTAATAATAGATTGTCATAATAATCGGATAGCACTAATGGTGTATTGTTATTTACGAATAGAATATCTGCAAATAATGGTGGATAATAATTGTAAGCAGCTAATGCACCGGATGCAAGGTTAGATGTAGTTATCAAATTACCACCACTCACATATTCTTCACCTACTCTAATTTGGCTATCTACTTTTATCTTATCATTAGATGCTACTAATATAGAACTGCCGGATGGTTCAAAGTAATTAGTTACATATGAACGTACCATTGGTGATGCGTTAAACACCCCATAGCTGCCCTCTGCTGATGGGGATGGATATACTTTTGTTCTGCTTACTTGCGCATTGTTTACATATACATCATACACAAACTTAAATGCAGTTAACCCAACATTTGTTGAACTTGATACGAACCATAAGTCATCGTGCATACTTGAATAAGGTGCAGGGCTACTTTGTATTGTTATTGCCATTTTTTATTTCTTTACCTATTTGTCTAATTTTAATTTGTATATCTTTACCTAGTGCTGCCTCCATAACTTCATAGAAGTTTTTACCAAATGTTTCTTTTTGTGCATTGTCAAAATAATGCGTTGACCTTATTCCCTTTCTATGAATTGACCTAGCTAACATATAAGCTAAAGACTTTTTACCATCTATTGCTTTTTTTTCTTGACCTACTTTCTTATATTTTTTTACTGCCGTTACTTTTAATTTATTATAGCCAAGCCATCTTTGAGCAGCAGCTATTGGAATAGCTTTTTTTCCTGAATTAAATTTATAAGGAGTATTTGAATCTGCCTTAACATTTTTAGTTCCCTTTACCCCTTTATTTATAAAATCCCAATATTTAGAAGCCGGTTCAGTTTTAGGATAACCTAATGAAATAGTATAGCTAGTTGCAAATTTTGTGAAATTCATCCTAATATCATTGATAGCACCGGATGCAATAGATTTGTTTTTGTTTAAATTCTTTTGAGCAGTAGTTATAAAGTCAGCACCAAAGTCTTTAAGCAGTCTTTCAATAACAGGCATTTCCCCCTCTTTCATAGGTTGCTCACCTAATGTATTTAGAAACCCATCTCCTAATGCTTGTGCCTGTGCTCTGCTAATACTCATACTAATAAATAGGGCAAAGGTACAAAAATAACTAACCCCCACCTTTTTAGGGCAGGGGTCAGCAAATCAAAAAACACTATCTATCTAACCTTCTTTATTTGCTCATTGTCATAATCATTCTTAGCTTTTAAGTATGAAAGTATATTTAAACATTCTATTGTGCTAAGTTCATATGCTTCTGTAACTGTGCAACTTTCGTACTCGGCAATAAGTTTGGTTGAAAATTGCCATCCAAAATAGTGCATAAATTTTGAACCACCTCTTTCGCTTTGCCCTGTGTCATTCCTGTCTGCATCATTTTGGTCTCCAAATAACCCTTTGAAACTTCTATCCAATTTCTGTATACTTGATAAAAAAAAACAAGCGAATGATAAACATCTATAAACCTTGCAGTCAGCATATCACTTGAATATTGTTCGTGTTTACTAGCATCATACTTTTGTTTGAACCAAATACCCAATATCCTTTTCTGTGGGATAACCATTGTCGCTGCTAACTTGTGCAGGTTATTATATAAGTCCTCACTAAAGACTTTGCTTTCAATATACCTAGCAAATGGCATCTTGCTCACATCATAGTTTATCTTATACCTTTTGGTTTTGTTAATTGATATATACTTAACCGGCTTCCCTTCAATGGGTTTAGTTAGAAATATAATGCTCCTCTTTAGCTTTCTAAATTGGGTTAGTGATAAGCTATCAACCTGTGCATCCGTCATATTATTGACTATTGATACTAGCTTAGAATCGACTTCTATTTCAGTTAGGTATTTGTCCTTTGAATTATAGACATTGTATATCTGTTGGTATTGCCAAACATTTATTTTGTTCCACATATGCTTTTGATTTTGCATAAAGATAATACAATTACATATATTAAACAAGCTATTGGAATACTTATGATAAAGAATTTAATATACTTCATAGGTTAGTCTTTATAAAACTCCTCTTGTAATGATATGAATTCCTTAGTCATATTTTTAAGTTCCAATTCCTTTTCAGCTAATTGCTTTTCAAGTCTTTGTATCTTTTGAATAAGACCATCTATTTCCATCCTGTCTAATATGCCTTGTTTTAGTTCGTAGTTTGTCATAATAGTAGTTTTTAAAATATCCCTGCCCATCTAGGAAACTAACCAACATCCCGATTGTTTAATTTATTTGATTGTTTGTTGCAGGGATAGTATGTTTAATTATTTTGAATGTATGCAGTTGCTAAGATAGCTAGTATCATTATTACTACTGCCTCAAAGTTATATTGTTTCTGTTTCATAGTGTTTGTTTTTAAATGTGCGTTGGTCAGTCGCACCCCTGACTTTTTGGGTTAGTTATTTAAATAAATACCATATTTAATTTTATTACTTATTGTTAAATATCTTATACAATATTCATTTGTATTTAAATACTTATTTGAATAAGCAATTTTTAAATCTTGTAATTCTTTTTGTAATTCGTTTAATGTTTGTTTCATATTGTTTTTGGTTTGTTTGATATATCAAATATATAACAGTTATCAATACCTTTTATACATTTTGTATACTTTGTGATGAACGGTAAATATCAGGGATGAACGGTAAATGAGCCGGTTATCAATCAAATACGGCTCAAAGTTGCACTATAAAGCAACTTCTTATGATTGATTAAACAAATGAGTATCTGCCGTTACCCCTCCTAATACTAAAGTTAGACCACGCTAAAGCCAATGCCATAACGCAGTCATCGTGGAATCCACTAGGTGCAGAGTACTTAACCCCATTAGCAGTAAACTGATACTCAAAGACTTGTAACTCATTAGTAATTGCTCCCTCAGGGAAGCCTATCCTGCCCTGTTGGATGGCAGTAGCAAGACCCTCCATTAGCTGCTGCTTACTTGAACTTGTAAACTTCAACCCCTCAATGGCTATCCCTTCCCTTTGTAAGTCCTCTAGGATAGGGTCACCAACTCCGGTGCTATCGACCAATATAGGGCATCTAGGAAGCCGTTTAATATTTTCCTTAGTATTATGCCAATCCATTTGATACCTGTCAAAATAAGCCACGTTACCCCCATTATCAAGCCCTATTATTACTGTGTGGTCAACTGACTTTGCAAGGTCAATACCAAATGCCACTATCGGCTGATTGCTCATAGGCTTTGTGCAATCCTGTATAAATTTGTTACCAAATGGGTTCGCACTATTCTCACTAGGGTTTGCCATATACTCTTGCTCAAATACTACATTCGGCAATTGCATCCTAGCTTCATCTATTTCCTGTGGGTCTATAAATGGGTTGTCATAGCTAGTAAACTTAAACGAAGCCCAATCATTCTCACCGGCTTTCATAAACAGACTATAAAAATAGTTCTTACCTCTAGGGGTTGAAAGGAATATAGCTTTGCCCTTGTAATCGGTCAGCGTTGGTCTAATACTATTTTGCCATCCGGATTCTAATTCAGGGATAAAAGATGCTTCATCTATAATAACCAAATGAAACTTACGACCTCTAAGATTATCCAATCGTTCCCCTGTAAAGAATTCCACCTGCCCACCGTTAGGGAAATCTATTTTAAGGTCAGATTTGTTTTTAGGCAGTTCTAGGGATTCAGTTAGCTTTGCAAAGAAAACCTTTGCCAATCCATAAGTAGGGGTTATATAAGCCACAGAAAGCCCTTTAACGGCATAGGCTACTGAAAGTATCTGTGATAGTTCTGACTTACCAAATCTGCGACCACACATCACAACCCTGAAACGCTTGTCGCATTCTAGTATCTTCTGTTGGTTAATATGTGGGGTTGGCAGGAATATTTGCACTATAAAATAGTTTTGCCATCAATAAAGATAACCTCAATTTTATTATCTGTTTTAATATCCATCTGTTCTTTTGGCTTACCATATACCCTAGTCAATAAAGTATCTAGTGAATACAGGCTGCCTTTTTGTAGGCTTTTATTCATAGCACCTGCAATAGTCTTTTCTAATATTGTTGCCTTTGGATTCTTATATACTGCATTTAGTTCTTCCATATCCATTGACATCATAACCTGTATCGTATCATTTATCTCGCTTAGTTTATACCCCTGCTCCTTCAAAAGACTAACATACTTTCTAGGTCTGCCGTTTGGGTTTCTTATCTCACCCTTTTGAACAGGGATTAGATTTTGTTCGTTTGCCATATCTTCTTATTTACTTCTTTGTTATTACAAAGGTACTCCGTTCTTTTTAATTACTAATGTAGGGTCTAAGTTTTTCATTCTGTCTATAATCACTTGGCAATACTTTGGGTCTAATTCAGTTCCATAACATCTCCGACCTAATTGGTGTGAAGCTATCATTGTTGTTCCTGAACCTAAAAATCCATCTGCAACTAAATCTCCTGATTTAGAACTGTTTGTTATTTGATATGCAATTAGTTCAACAGGTTTCATAGTAGGATGCTCTGCATTTCGACTAGGTCTATTAAATTCTAATATTGTAGTTTGTTTCCTATCTGAATACCAACTATGAGATGCACCTTCTTTCCAACCATATAAACAAGGTTCGTGCTTCCATTGATAATCTTGTCTTCCCATTACCATAGAATTTTTTACCCATATTAGACATTGCTTAACCATTATACCGGCATCTGACATTGCTTTTCTAAAATTAGCACCCTCACTATCAGCGTGCCAAACATACCAAGAACCTCCTGCTTTAGTATAAGAACCAAGTGCAGTATAAAAGTCATAAAGGAACTGATAAAAATCTTCATCTCCCATACTATCATTTTGTATAGTTAATGCATCTTTAGTTTTTCCTGTATAAGCAACATTATATGGAGGGTCAGTCACAACCATATCTGCATACTCTGGACCAAATATCTTACTCCAATTATCGGTTTCAGTAGATGAACCACATAAAAGTTTGTGCTGCCCTATTTCAAATATATCACCTAATACAATATCTGTTTCGCTTCCACCTAAAGGTACATCAAAATCATCTTCTTGTGCTTCGGCATTTTTTATAGCAAAGTCAGGAATGTCTAATCCCCAATCTGTTAATTCTTCTACATCCCAATTATTTGCTAAGTCATCCCAATCCCACTCACCAAAGCCTACGTTATCTTTTACTATAAATTCCTTTTGCTTTTGTTCATCCCAATCTACTATTTGAATAGGTGCTTCTTTCCATCCGGCCTCTTTCATAGCCTTTAATCTCATATTGCCACCTAAGACAATCATATCCGTATTTACTACGATAGGTCTTACATTAGCCATTTCAGGAAAACCTTTAATGCTTTCAACTAATTTCTTAAACTTATCATCTTTGATAATTCTAGGGTTATTAGGGTTAGATTTAATGTCGCTAATCTTAACGACTTTGATTTCTATTTTTTTATCTGTCATAGTTAGAATTTACCAATGAATTGATTATTTTGGCATTTAATATATAACCTACAAAATTGTTTAAACCATTGTTTCATAGTATTATCTCCCTTGTCCCTTGTAGGGTTTTGGTTTAGGTGAATGCTTGTTATAAGATTTCTTTGCCTGTCCTGTTTTTCTTTTGCCGAATGTTAATTTGGTTGAATCGTTTTTACCCTTTGCCATCTAATTTCTCTTTATGTTTATTTTTTAAATATTCCATATGTGTTTTAGTGTCACCCATAACTGTATGACAGTATCTGCATATTGCCATAAGGTTTTCTATCTTGTCTGCCTCTTTGTTTCCCCCCATCCCTCTTGCTTCAATATGGTGAATGTCAACTGCCTTTGCACCACAACTTTCACAAGGGATAAAATCTTCTATTCCATATCCAAAGTAGTCTAAGTATATCTTAGTATGTTTCTTCAAATTTAACTCCTCGTGCGTTTGGTAATGCATTTACTTCCGTAATTACATCAGGGTTATTGTCAGTATGAATTTCTATTCCTAGTGAACTAATCTTTTCAACCTTAGCTTTATTTGAACCTGTTGCATAAACTCTGTCTACCGGTATTCCTAAATCTTTTGCAGTACCTAGCATTGTTTCTTTGTCTCCTCTTGCTGAAATAATATAAACTAAATTACCTGATACAATATCTCTCTTTGCTTTTTCTTTTCCGGCATCTGTACTTAGTACACCATCATAATCATAGCTTACTTTTTTAGCTGCCATTTTACCACTAGCAAGTATTGCTGCCCATACCTCTGCAGCTTTTTCGTGTGTGTCGTATATACACCCACCTGTACCTATTCTATATTTTCCGTTGCTGCATTTATATATTGGCATTACCTATCAATTTATTATAAATAGCAAATCTCTTGTTATTTATAGCGTCAAAGTTATATACCCTGTCACAGTATTCAAATAGCTTCTGACCGTATTCAATCCTAGCTGCATCATCAAATGTCAAAAGTTTAATCCAATAGTACCAATCCTTTTGATTATTTACATAGCATACCGGCATATCTTTATAAGGATGTACGTTGCTAACAATAGCCGGATTTCTTTTAGATGCAGTTTCTAATACCTTTAAATTAGATTTCATTGCGTTAAACTTATTATCTACCAAAGGGATAACACTAATATCTGAATCAGCATAAGCACCCATATATTTAGTCACACCTGCATAGTCATAGATAGTTGGATTTAATTTTAAGCCATTTGTAAACACTCCTATCATTCTATCCCAAATATGCTTCTCCCCTAAATTGTAACCGGCAATAACTGTCTTTACAGGGAAGTTAATTTTTTTAATTGGGTTGCGTAGAATATCCATATCCGGTGCGTGTGTGCCTGAACCTGACCAAAACAATCTGACCATATCGGAATCTATTTTGTCATCCTGAAATTGTTCTTTGCCATAAGGTAAAGCATTAGGCAGGATTTCTACATTGGTATTATACTTATATATTTCATCAGCCAACCTTTCGTGTGTGCAGGTGCAAAGGTCAGCCACTCGCATATATTCTGTTATGACTTCTGATATATTACTTTCTTTATACCTTTCGTATAAAACGTGAGACGGTGGCAAAATCCAATAGTCATCATTATCTACTATTAATTTAAAATCATATTTTAATTTCATCTTAACCAAGAGCTTTGCATCTGTGGATGTTAAAAACCTATTGAATATAACTATGTCGTAATTGTTATCAAATACTAATTCATTAATAGTATCTGTAATCATACAATAGTCTTTTCGCATATTAACTAAAGGCATCATTATTCTATGATAGCCAACCCCACTAAATTTGCTTGTTACTGCTAGTATTCTCATAGTGGTAGGTAGTAAGTTTTATTTCCGTTTGAGTAATTACATA